AGGAGAGTGAACTCCCGCCCCCCATTAAAGGTTACTGGTTACAGACTATGCGTCTGCTGCAGCATCTGCGTATGCAATGGCGTCTTCTTCTTCCAACTGGAGTCCGAAGCGAACGAATACTGTGTATTCAATCGTGTCCTTCTTTGCTACGTATTCACGGTTTACAGTGATGTCTCTTTGGAATCCCCATACACGGTTTGCTGGGAATGTCAAGTCGACATATCCTGCTGGGTAGTAAGGAACTTCCTGAACTTCGATTCCGAGAACACGAGTTGTACGTGCTCCACCGAATGTCTGTCCGATACCATCAAGGTATGACTGACGGTTTGCTTGAGTGCTTCCTGGAATTTGTCCAGCAAACGCTTCAGCAACTGCATCAGCAAGTGTACCGTTATTCTTAACGATTCCACCAAATACGTCTGTACCTGCGTAGAACTTAAGATTGTTCTTAAGTGCACGGTACTTACGTGGCATTGCATTGATGATGCCCTGCATTACATCAGGTGTCCAAGCATTATCTGCTACGGTCACTACTGACTCATGTGCTCCACCATCTTTGGTCTTCTTAATAAAGCCTGGCATGATTGACAAGAATGCTCCTGTTGCACCATCACCATTGATAGCGAGATCTTCGATATCATTTGCGAATGCGTTGGTCATCAAGCGTACCAAGTGATCTTCTAGAGCGTCACCTTCTACACCATCTTCCAATGATTCTGCTGTTACTTCCCAATCAAGACGAATCTTCTTGGTAGTAAGTTCGACCTTAGAGAATGTTGCGCCTGTGTTTGTGTATGTACCAACTGCTTGCGCTGCTGCACGAATTACACGCTCACCGACGTTTACCTTCTCAAGTTCCATTGAATTAGCCTTCATTGTTACACGACGGCCATCCTTTGCTAACACTGTAGCGTCCCAAACATAGTCGATAAAACGACGTGCCTGCTCAGGGCGCAAAATTCCAGAAGCGGCTGAACCACTAGGGTTAACAGCGTTTGCTCCGCTTGTTGATCCAAGAGTTGCTGTTGGAATATTGCCCAGTGTGTCTGCTCCTGGGTTTGATACTCCACCAATTCCACCTGATGCGAAAGCACCTTGACCCTGGTAAAGTCCTGGTGTTGTTCCACCTAGATCTCCCGCAGCGCCTGGCTGGTTTTTGATTATTTCTTCTGACATATTGTCACCTCCTAGTGATTTGTTCATTTGAATAGATCGGCTGTTTTGAGGAAACTACCGCCCCATAGGGATTTTTCAACCGTTTCAGGTTGATTCTGAAAGATATCGCCGATATCTCCAGACTTTCGGAATGCGGTGTCTGCTTCCACAGCGTCTACTCGTTTTCCAAATTCATTAAATTCACTTGATACTGCTGCAATATCTTTTGCAACTGCTGCAAATGAATCCTTAACTGTATCAACATCAACCTTTGAAGACTTAAGAAGTTCTACTTCTGCTTGCAAAGCCTTTACTGTTGACACTAGATCGCTAAAGGCTGATTCTAGAGTATTTTTCATTTCGGTAACTGCTTCTGCAACTACCTCTTCTGACTTAGATACTTCTACAACTGCTTCAACTACTGTTTCGACTGCTTCAGCATCTTCTGCTTTAGTAATCTCTTCTGCTACAACTTCATCAGTCTTAGCAACTTCTGTTGCCTCAACCTCTTCTGCCTTAGCAACTTGTTCAGTAACTTCTGCAACTGATGCATCTGCCTCTGGAGCGACCACAACATCTTCAACTACATCTGTTTTTTCAACTTGTGTTTTTGATTTTGTCATAGGTTGTACCTCCTTGTTAATCTTAGAAGTATTAATGCCTTTAGCACTATCAACTAAGAATTTTATCATTACTGTTTTTTCGTTATCCGTTTTTTCAACGAACCCTATATTTTCCATTTGCTCTCCACTGACTGGGCTGAGTTCTGATTCGTTCTCAGATGATATCACAATACCATTTTCCTTGTCGTAAAAAACATTTTCTAAAACTGTTAAGTCTCCCTTTATGATATCTACACCATCAACTTTTTCAACCGATACTATATTGGCAAATTGATTTGCTGGTGAATCTACAAGGCTTAACTCTATTAGGTCGTAGTCTTTAATAATTCTAATTTGTGAGTCTGACTTTTCATCAAATCCGTCATCCCACTTGTTCATTCGTCCACCAATAGAAAAACCTGTTAGTGTTCCGTCTAGAACTTTTTCCCAAGTATCTTGTGCACCTTTTGAAACATATGCTGAAACGAAAACGCCTCTATAAAATTTCTTTGAGTCTGGATCAAAATACTTATCTTCTTTAAAATTTACCATCTTACCAACTGCAAGTGGTTGATGCATTTCACGAATGTTCCCTCTGAACTTTGCAAAAGCATTCATAGATGCTTCTGCTGTTACGATATCCATCTGCTTGTCTAGGTTGTCTAATGATGCAAAACCTGAAACGATACGACGCTCTTTATCGACCTTACTAAAAGGCATCGATAGACGAAGATTTTCCCCATCTGAATTCCAATGGGCTTTAGATATATTGCTCACCACTATATTATACCCTCCATTTTACACAAGTATCACATTCTGGACATATCGGACATCAGGGAGTTTTTCTTCCTTCACCCTTTGGATTTCGTCCAGCAACGGTTGAAGAACTGTCAGAGTTGTTGTTTGTTCTCTCTGAATCCCTAGCCCTTGTTGTGCTTGCCTCTGCTGCAGCCTCTGGCTTAAGGTTTAAAACCTCATCGCCACCCTCTCGCTGTGGCATGTCAAGAGCAACTCGTGCTTCATTCGGAGTCATGATCTGGTTCTTAACATATCTCTCAAGTATCTGAGACTGTGCAATTTCATCTGTTAGGGTTAACTCGTTAAATACAAATTCAACAATGTCTGTCTTTTCACGAATGATCTTATTGATCATTTTTTCCAATTGTCTTTGTGCTGGCCTTGCAACCTGCTCCTTAAAGGTACGATCCTGTGCAAGTGCTGCTGCAATAGATCCAGAATCGCCACCTCCAAGTTTAGACAATGGCACTTGATGTGCTACCAGTATGTCATCACGGTTTTGCTTACGATACTCTTTAAATGAGCCGTCTTGTATACCGTCTTCGATGGGTTCCATTTTAAATTCAACCTTGTTGTTTTCGCTATCACCTGGAAGTGGAATATATAGCGTTCTGTGTGACTGCCCTCTGAGATTTGTTTGTAAGAATCGGAACATCTTATCTTCTGCATCTCCAGAAAGTTTTGCACCTTTTAGTGTTACTACGTATCTTGGCACTGCTTTATTTGCAAAGTAGTCAATATTATATTGTGAAGCAAGCGAGTCTCCATGCAGGGAGTTGATGGCCGACATAATGTCTGGTACTCCGTAGAAAGTGTTAAGAGGTGAGTATTGCTTAAAGTGAATAATCTCGTTTGGTCTTGCATCTGTTGTTAGTGGGTTTGGATTCTTTGCTCCAAAATTACGGAAGTAAACAATCTTATTTCCAATAATTTGTACATATCCGTCTTTGATTCTTCTTACTCTCATTGTTGTTGCTGGGATGTGACCGACATACCCAATCTCTCCACGAGTAGTTCTTCCTACTTCTAGATATCCGTTTCCAGTTGATTGAAGATCTGTATAAACCTTTTCCATAGTTGCAGTAAAAGAGTCATCGTCATTGAGTGACTCTAGCCAATCTCTTGCTTCAATCTTAGTTCTTTCAATTCTTTTTCTTGCCTTTTGTGTAGCGCTATTGTCTTCTGAAGACTCTAAACGAAGCATTGTTCTTTGAGAGATATGAAACTCATAGCCAAGTCCGACAATGTTTTCTACCTTTGCATCAATGGCTGCGTGGTTTGCAAAAGAGGTGTCGTAGTAGTTTGCTAATTCGTATAGATTCCATGGTGGTGTAATAACATCGAACATTCCATAACCGTTTACATATACTAGACCTGGGTTTATTTCTTTTGACTGTGCTCCATCAATACCGCTTTTTCCAGCAAGTGCTGCAGTTGTATATTGTGGAGTTGGTTCAACCATCTTTGTTGAAGATCTGCTTATGCGTCTTTTAAAGTTTGAGTCTAGGCCGTCTAAAGTTTTTAATGTTTCCCAATTACCTTTAAAAGGATCTGAGTTTAAGAATGGATCGTCTTTACTGATTGCACGATCAATACTTGCCCCAATAACAATTTCGTTATCTTCCATAATTACTCCTCGTCTCCATACAATGCTATTGTATCTTTTGCTGCTTGAACTGCTCCAAGATCGTTTAGATTAGGAAGCAATCCAGAGTTCATTCGGTCTACCTGCTCACTATATTCTTCTTCAGATACACGAGATGAACCAGCAATAAATTCTACAGTTCCATTTCCTGGATCTCCATAGTGTATTGCTGCTTGCTTTAATTCTGAAATTTTTGCAATGTCTCCTCGCATAGAAGGAATGTTTAAAACAGAACCATGCCCATCTGAAAAATATCTTCCGTTGGCTTTTTTATAAATGTATAAGCCCCAGTCATAGTCTTTCTCAATGACTCTGCGCCTAACATTTTTGACAATTGGTTGACCAGTTTTTGGGTCTATTAGTGAATCCATATCCACAAGTATACCATATTAAACTGGATCGACTATGAATTTTGACCAGTTAACGTCAGTATACAATGAATAGCCATAATCTTTGAAGGTTACAGGACTATCATCATTAACGATTATTTTATTTGTTCCTGTGTAACTCTTATAAACTTCGGATGGGTTTACCCCATAATAACTTGTTTCAGAAAGAACAAGGACTTTGTTCCAGTTGAACGAAGGAGCATTCCAGAACTCCCAGTCTAGGTCAGAACTAGACAACACCTTAACTCTAAACCACGGTCTTTCTGATACGTTCTGAACCTCCTGCAAGTTGGTCGACTGGTAGTATGAGATGCTGTTAAACAGTAGTGGACCAGTCAATCTTATTGCACCCTCAAAAGATGAAAAATTTAAACTGTCAGCAAAACTTATGCCCAAGAATCCCCACTCCTGAAGAGTCAGTACTGGCTCCTTTACAACTTTTCCATTCCAGTAAAATCCAATTCCGTCTTGAACTAAGCCAGTCTTTGCATCTATTGCATATATCTTTGCTCTTCTTCCACTTGGGTCACTTGCAACCATGTAAAACTTTATATACGCAGTTTTGCTTTCTATTTCAAATATTTGTGTTGGGGCATATGGGAAATAGTCTCCATCAAATCTTACGGCCATTTGCATTGCAATTGCTTTAAAATCATTTGCCCTGCTAGTATTAATAGGAATTAACAATCCCCTGTTTACGAGTGGGTCATATTTTCCTCTAACCTGTACCCCGCTTGTTTTGGTAAGATACAAATATGAAGATGATCCACTATAGATTGAAAATGGATTCTGTCTTTTAAAGTCATAGTATATTCCTGTTTTTGTGTAAGGATAAATTGGAGTTCCAAACCTTGTTCCGATTGGGCTTGCATTTGACTCGTTAAGGGCTTGTGAAGCATAGGCAAGTTTTTTAATGTTGACATT